CCATTTAAACAGGTTGCTGTATATCGCAACAATCTTATCTCTCCATTACTCTTCCCTAACATTATTTATAAAATAGCGAAATCCTACAATGAAGCTATGGTCGTCATAGAATCTAATGATGCTGGACAAGTTGTTTGTAATGGCTTATATCATGATTTAGAATATGAAAATATGTTTGTAGAATCTACAATTAAATCAGATTCTCTTGGAATTAATATGACAAGAAAAGTGAAAAGAATTGGTTGTTCAGGTATAAAAGATTTACTTGAAGAAAATAAACTAGATATTGTAGATGAAGATACTATATTAGAAATTTCAACCTTTATTGCTAAAGGTCAATCTTACGAAGCTTCTGATGGAAATCATGACGACTTAATGATGAATCTTGTCTTGTTTGGTTACTTTATTGGTACAGTTTATTTTGGTGAGCTTACTGATATTGATATAAAACAAATGATGTTTGAACAAAGAATGGAAGAAATTGAAAGAGATACTGTGCCATTTGGTTTTTATGACAATGGATTACAAGATATACCAGAAAAGAAAAAAGATGATCCGTGGCAATTAGAGTACGAAGATGAATTGTTTCTTAATTTTTAAAAATTATAAATAGTTATAATTGAATATTCGTATTATGTAAAAAACTTATAATTGCTTTAATGGAAAAGGAAGAGACACATGGCAGTAAATCCATCAGCGTCTCCGGCAGTAGTCGTAAGAGAAGTAGATCTTACTAGTGTTGTTCCAGGAATTACTACACCGGCCGCAGGCTATGTTGGTAATTTTAGCTGGGGCCCCGCAGAAGAATTAACTCTTGTATCAGATGAAACCGGACTCGTAAGTACTTTTGGCGCACCATCTGCGACAAATACTATTGATTTTCACTCTGCTGCATACTACCTGAAGTATTCAAATGATCTTTACGTAGTAAGACAGTTAGGTACATCCGCTGCAAACGCCTATGATTCAGCATCAGGTAGTTCAGCACCCGTTATTAAAAATGAAACAGATTTTGAGAACCAGCAATCTGCACTAGATTCAGACGGCCATACTTGGGTCGGAAAATATGCAGGCGCGTTGGGTAACTCAATTAAAGTTTCAGTAGTAGCACAATCAGCAAACGATGCTGATTTCACTGCTTGGACATACGCATCTGATTTTGATGCAGCTCCAGATTCAGATGAAATCCACGTTGCTGTTATTGATGAAGACGGTGATATTTCAGGAACAGCTGGAACTGTTCTAGAAACTTTCGCATTCTTATCAACATCAACATCAGCGAAAAATGCAGACGGCTCTACAAACTATGCAAATGATGTTATTAATAATAACTCTGCATATGTATGGGCAGTGGGCGCATTAACATCTCCAACAACCGGTGACACTAGTTTATCTAGTGGCGCAAATGGTGCAGCTTTAACAGGTGGCCAGATTGCAACAGGCTGGGATAAGTTTGAAGATGTTAATACTGTAACAGTAGATTTCTTAATTGCACCAGGAATGTCTAGTGCTGTGGACCAAACAACAGTTGTAAATGACTTGACTAGAATTGCTCAGTCAACTCGTAAAGATTGTATTTGTGTTACATCACCAAACAGAGCGGCTGTTGTTTCAAATGCAGGTTCAGAAGTTGCAGATATCGTATCAGGTGTCGCAAACTTTACACGTTCATCTTACTTAGTTGTAGATGGAAACTATCTGAAAGTGTATGACAAATATAACGACAACTACATTCATATTCCTGCTGCGTCTTCTACAGCTGGTATCATGGCTGCATCGCATACAAATGCTGCACCTTGGTTCTCACCAGCAGGCACAAGACGTGGTCAATATTTAGGAATCACATCTCTTACCTATAATGCCAATAAAGCAAATAGAGATACACTATACAAAGCAGGTGTTAACCCTATTTCAAATATTCCAGGTCAAGGAATTTTGTTATATGGTGATAAAACACACCTAGCAAGACCATCAGCGTTTGATAGAATCAACGTTCGTAGATTGTTCTTAACTATTGAAAGAGCTATCGCAGAAGCAGCTAAGTCTGTAATCTTTGAATTCAATGATGAATTTACAAGAGCAGAATTTACTGGAATCGTTGAGCCATTCTTAAGAGAAATCCAAGGCGCTCGTGGTATCACCGACTTCAGAGTTGTTTGTGATGAATCAAACAATACCGCTGCAGTTATCGATAGAAATGAATTTGTTGCAAGCATCTTCATTAAACCAGCCCGTTCAATCAACTACGTAACTCTAAACTTCGTAGCTGTAAGAACTGGTGTTGAGTTTGAAGAAGTTGTCGGCGCGGCAACAGTATAAGTAGCACTGAGGAGATTAAAACATGGCTATTCTTAGAGTAGACGATTTCAAAGCTGCCTTAAAAGGTGGTGGTGCTAGACCCAATCTGTTCCAGGCAACGGTGACGTTTCCTGGTGCGGTAAACGCAGGCGGTAACATTGGACTTACAACATTTATGTGTAAGGCAGCTCAGATTCCTGCTTCTGTGATGACACCGATTCCAGTTGGATTCCGTGGTCGTCAAATTCAAGTTGCAGGTGATAGAACGTTTGAGCCTTGGACAGTATCAATTATCAATGATACAGACTTTACTGTTCGTAACTCAATGGAACGTTGGATGAATGCTATTAATGCGCACTCAGCAAATACTGGATTAACTAACCCAGCATCATATCAATCAGATCTGTATGTTGATCAGTTAGATAAAGATGGTTCAGTGTTGAAAAAGTACGCATTTAGAGGGGCATTCCCAACAAACGTCAGTGCCATTGATCTAGCATATGACAATAATGATACTATTGAAGAGTTTACAGTTGAGTTCCAGATTCAATACTGGGAAGCAATTACTACTTCGTAAATATCGAATAAATAAAAGAATGGAGGGGAGAAATCTCCTCCAATCATTAGTTTAAGGAATTATTATGGCAGAAGATAATAGTATCAAATTATTTGGGTTTGAGATTAAAAGATCAAGCCAAGATAAAAAAGAAGAGAAACAAAGAGTTTCAATTGTTCCACCATCAGATGATGATGGAGCAGGATATGTTACTGCATCTGCTGCCGGTCATTATGGTCAATATGTAGACATTAATGGCGATCAAGCAAAAGATAATCACCAATTAATTATGAAGTACCGTGGCATTTCTATGCACCCGGAAGTTGATATGGCAATTGAAGATATTGTAAATGAAGCAATTGTAACTGGTGGATTAGAAAAACAAATAGAAATTGTTTTAGATAAAGTAAAAGCACCGGATAATATTAAAAAGACTATTTCCGAAGAATTTGATAATATTTTAAATTTATTAAATTTTGGTGACTCTGGCCATGATCAATTTAGACGTTGGTATGTTGATGGAAGACTATATCATCACCTAGTTGTAAATGAACAAAATCCAAAAGCTGGAATACAAGAAATACGCTATATTGATTCTATTAAAATTCGTAAAGTAAAAGAAATTAAGAAAAGAAAAGATCAAGCAACTGGTGCTTCTATTGTAGATAAAGTTGATGAATACTTTATTTACCAAGAAAAGCCTGGATCACAAAATACTGGTGTGAAAATAAGTGCAGATTCTATTAGCTATGTAACATCTGGAATGTTAGATGAATCTCGTAAAAAAGTTATTTCACACTTACATAAAGCTATTAAGCCTGTTAATCAATTGAGAATGATGGAAGATTCTCTTGTTATTTACAGACTTGCTCGAGCACCTGAACGTAGAATTTTTTATATTGATGTAGGCAATTTGCCAAAAGGTAAAGCTGAAGAATACATGACAAATATCATGGCCAAGTATCGCAATAAACTTGTTTATGATGCTGATACTGGCAATATTAAAGATGATCGTAAACATATGTCAATGCTTGAAGACTTTTGGCTTCCTCGTAAAGAAGGTGGTCGTGGTACTGAGATCTCAACATTACCTGGAGGTGAAAACCTTGGGCAAATTGAAGATATTATATACTTCCAAAAAAGAGTATATCGTGCTCTAAACGTTCCAGTAAATAGATTAGAACAAGAGTCTGGATTTAATCTTGGTAGAACAACAGAAATTTCTAGAGATGAAATTAAATTTCAGAAATTTATTGATAGATTAAGAAATAAATTTTCAAATCTTTTCTTAGGAATCTTAAAAAAGCAGTTGATTCTTAAAAATATTATAACTGAAAATGATTGGAACCAATGGAAGTATGATATTATAATTGATTACGCTCAAGATAATCATTTTTCAGAATTAAAAGACTCTGAAATTTTAAGAGAAAGACTTCAAACATTAGATCAAATGGCGCAGTATGTTGGAGAGTACTTCTCAAAGGAATATGTTATGAAAAATGTTTTGAAATATAGTGAAGAAGATATTAAAAATATAGAAAAACAAATTGCAAGTGAACCTGAGCCTGAGCCCAGAGAAGAATAAATTATGTCTGATACAGTTAAATACATAACTGACACTGGAGTTTCAGGCAGTGTTGGTAATAACACACTTCTAACTTTAAATTATAATATAAGCTATATTGATTTAGCAGCATCGCTTTATCAACCATATGATCCGTTAAATGTTAGAGGCTGGTTTGCTGATGTAGTTAACTTTAATGGTTACCACTTATCTAATCAATATAGTTTAAGAATATATCTTAATCAAGGACAAACTGCCACTATTAAAATTACGACTGGAACTTCTAGAAGTATTAGTAATTTAGTTAATGGACAATTCATTAGATTAGATGAAGAAATTACATTTAATATCACAAGAGAAATATACACTCCAGATGATTCTGATTCTTCTCCAGTTGTAATAGATTCAGATGTTCTTCCAATAAATACTGATTTTGGTGTTACTGATGCAGTAAACACTATTGTTGATTCAGATTATATAACTAGTAAATTAGGTGTTGAATTTCCACTTGATGGTGGAGAATATGACTCGGGCGACTAATTTATGCTCGTTAAAATTATGTTTTATATAAATAAATCCAAATAGGAGATTAAAATGGCTAGTATTGAAAATTTTATTGATGCAATGATTGATAAAGATCATGTTCGTTCAAACGAAATGTTTGCTGATATTATAGGCCAAAAAGTAGATGCCGCTTTAGATGCTGAAAAAATTGCAGTAGCAAGTCAAGTGTTTAATGGTGTTGAATTTGAAGATGAAAATATTTCTGACGAAGATTTAGAAGCTGCAGCATATGAAGCTTTAAATGATGAAGAGTTTACAGAATATGAATTTGATGATGATTTTGAAGAAATTCAAGATATGAATCAAGAAACTAAAATCGATGCTATGTCTGACGAAGAGTTAGAAGATGAAACAGTTTAATGAACTACGTGAAAATGTAGTTTATAATAAAAAGCTTAGCGGTGTTCCCGTTAAGATTGTAAAAAAGATGAATAAATTTATTGTCCACATTGATGGTGATAAATTAGATTCATATGCTTCTCAAAAAGAAGCAGAAAAAATGGCGGCTGAGTTCGTCAAACAATATAAAGGTTAAAACTATGAAGCTGATTGCAGAATACTTAGATCAAGAATTAAATGTAATCACCGAAGCTAATAGCAACGGTGAGAAGTCATATACTATTGAAGGTATTTTTGCTCAAGCTGAAGGTAAAAATCGTAACGGCAGAATATATCCTAAGCCAATTATGGAAAAGGCTGTTGATAAATACGTTACAGAACAAGTTAATA